CACGATAGAACGTTTCAAAAATCCTGTATCAACTGGCGCTTTACTTTGCGCATTTCTCGTCAAATCAGTACCGTTCGCTTTTACAACTCTTTTTACATCGTCTAAGGTTGCATTCTTTTTGAGCTTATGAACCAAATCATCTACACCGCTGATTGATATTTTTCTACTCACTAGCATTCACTTCTTCCAAAACAAACGTAGTCTTATTTCTAAGTATGCGTTTCATGGCTACTTTATATTTCACGTTTCCTTGCGTCATGTGGCTTGGATCAAATTGTAAATGACCTAATAATCGGACCACTTTAGAGCCCTGTTTCACCTCGCCGAAAGCAACTTGCATCACTTGCTGCGAAGCATCCGTCATATTGACCATACCTTCTATTTTTTCTGAAATATCAGTGACCGATTCACCAATAGATGGATTATATTCATTTTTTTCAATTGTAAATCTCACCCGTTGATCATACCTCATAAGAATCTTGCAACTCCTTTACGAGGTGACATATTACTATCAGCTTCTTGCTTACTTTTCCAAGAATCAATATCATCTTGAAATTCGTCTAGGAAGTTACCATAGTTTATCGTTTCCCCTTCTTGGCCGTATGAGTTCATTCCTTCGTTGCCTTTTCTATTAAACCGTTTGATTGTGCACTCAACAACGATGTATTCTAACGCTTTAGGCACATCATCTAAAAAGCCTAGACGAACATTCAACTGTTGAGATACTCGGTTAATGAAATCATTTAATTGCTGGTCAAGAAGATTATCAGTAATTTCGATTGTTCGTTTGACTTCTTCTAAGGTTTTAACTTTGTCCATGATTGCCTCCTCACAAAAATAAAAAGGCTAGTCAATGACTAACCTTTCTTTGATGTTTTTACTACTGCTGTTGGTAATACTGTTGCTTGGAACACATTATCTGCTTCGGGGAAACTCGGTAACGCCGTTCCGGCTGCTTTGGTCCATGTTCCTACTGGATCAAGGCTAGATTCATAAACAGTTGCAAACACATTACCCACTGAATAATTATTGGATCCAGTAGATAATAAGCGCGATTCTTCCGGCGTAACACCAAAGATTGATTCTCCTGGATTCTCCGTTCCAAACATTACCAACTTATCCTCTGGGAAATACCGTTCTTTAACTAAGATACCTGCTGCATTTTCCTTATTATATTTCGCATCATAAGTTGCAATCGTTGGCAACCCAAATTGCTGCAACACTTGATTTAGTGTTCCAGCTGTTGGCAATAATCCTGCATCTTTAAAGTACGCTTTAATTCCAGCGTTTTGTAAAATAGTATTACGCACCTTCGTAGACGTCAAAATACGTGTAGGCATAATATCTAAACTTGCTGCCCATTCTGTCAGTAAACCAATGACATCTGTATCAGCTTTTGTGAAATCAGCTTCAGCTTTGTGTTCCACTGGTACGCCATAGTCTACAACAGCATTTAATCCGTTTTCGTCCAAAGTAACTGTACCACTTGCTAAAACTTCCATACGCATTTTTTCAACTCGAGCGTTAACAGAAGAAACCATTGAGTACACATCATCATATACTTCCTGTTCCAAATACCGTTGTTCTTCTGCTGTACGTGGGTTACGTAAAGCGATCAAATCTTTTTCCTTAAGTTGAATTTTACGTTTAATAAACGCTAATTCTTGCGCACTTTTGGATGCGATACGAGAACCAATCTCCGCTTCAGTATCAAATGCATGAACACTAGCAATCGTAGGGATTCTTGATCCTGCTTTCAACACATCAAATTCTAATCCTTGAACTTTTCTAGACGGGAAAAGAGATTCCCCTAAAAGAACCGGCGATTGACGGTTACTTACATAATCCAATACATTTTTTTGTGAAAACAATTCTGCAATATTTGCCATTTAAAACTTCCTCCTATTTTCTTTATTGTCCGCCTGTATTTTTTACAGGTAATGGAATCATTGTTCCAGATGCATCATAAAACTTCACTTCTCGTAAAGCTGTTTGTGCTTCGTTTGTAGGTTTAACCGGCAATCGTTCAATTAGAATGTGGCCTTCTACAATAACGCCTACTGGTTGAGCACCGTTTGTTACATCCACATCATTAATCGTGATACCCTCTGCAGTGGCGTCGTTCTTTGGATAGATTGATCCAGCTGGTAATACACCATCTACAACTCCTTCTGTATTACTGTCCACTTGTTTTGTAAATGTGACAAATTTTTCACTCTTAAAAAAGTTAACATCTTTAACTGTTTGTGTTTTCTTTACATAAACCATTTAAGTTCCTCCTAATTAGTTGCCCAAGGGTTATTCTCAGGCTGTTTTGTTTGGCTATTCGCTTGCTTAGCCATCTGAGCACCACGCGAAAGAGTAGCGGCAGATGTTCCTTCAGTAGGTAATTTAGCACCAATTCTTTTCTCAAATTCCGCTTTAATTGTTTCCCTTTCAGACTCTATCAAAGAGATAAACGAATTTACGTTTTCTGATGTATCGTCTGCTGTCTCTTTAACAACAAAGGATAAAATACCTTCACTAGCTTGTATTCCTTTATCAGCTAGCATTGATGCGGCAGTTTTTGACATTTGAGCCAGGTTCTTTTCTTGTTCCAATAAATTAATCTTATCTAACAATTTTTGTTTCTCGTGATCGCTTTTTTGTTTTTCATCCATTTGGGCTAACTTTTCTGCTTCTGCTTGTTTTTCTTGTTGTTCTTTTTCCCAAGCTTGCTTAGCCTTATTGGTTTCAGCAGCAATCATTTTAGCAACATCATCACGAGTAAATGTTTTACCGTCCGCACCTTTTCCTTCTTCGCCTTCTGGTTTAGTAGAATCAATTGGTTGCAAACCTTCTTGGCTAGTCGACGTTCCATCTTGTTCGCCACCGTTATCTCCCTCTTCGGCAAAAAATTGTAAATGCATTGGCATTAATAAACGTTTCTTCATGATTCTTCCTCCACGGTTACGCCGTTACCCGATAAATTTGATAAGTTACGCCTATCAATCGCAACAGCTCAATTTATAACGCCCCGAGCAGTAGAGGGCATAATAAAAAGCCTATAATCCAGTTATAAGCCTCTTTCTTTCAATTCATTTTTTAACTCTTCACGGTCAACATAAGGAGTGGTGCTACATCTGCAGTTGGGATGCATAGCTGGTGCATTACTCCCTGGTTCCATGTCCTTAACTTTAAAAAGCTTTCCATCCAGCGGCTTACAAATTCTGCATGCTGTCGGTTCTGCTATATATTCATACTCTTCGATTTCATACTCTTTATAAGAATGTTTCTGTATTTCAGTTTGAATCCTAGCCGATTCCGTCCGCATTAGGCGTTCTGCTTGTCCTCTGGTCACATCAAACTTATCCATCAAATTACGTGCCATCACACGAGGATTACGACCTTGTGCGAATTGTCTAACAAGCATTTTATCTAGCTCCGCTTTAAGCTCAGCTTGGTATCGCCAAATATTTTCGCTAAACGTAGCAGAATTAAAAGAGCCTTTGACGATTCCATCAGCAGCACCTTTATAATTATTTGATATAGATTCCCCGAGTATTCCTGCTTGTCTCTCAAATTCAGCTAATGCTTCATCAGATAGGATGCTACTTAAATATTTATCTAGTCCATCCGTCATAGAAACAAGTTCTAATCCGATTTGAGCTTTCAATAATTCTAAACGAGACACTCTCATAGTAAGGTTGTATATTTTAAGTTGATAATTGGCTTCTGAGGAAAAATTTTTCGTCTTAACATATTCCTTCGCTTTTCTTGCAAAGGCTTTTACATCCATCTTATCGGCTCTTTTATGAGTTTCTGACAACGATACACCTTCGTTTGCTGAGTAATTAGAGAAATTCGCATCTATTTCTTTTTTTATATCGTCTAAGGCGAGCTGCAAACGATGTTCAATTTCCTTGGATATTTCTTTATCCGACATTATTTGTTTCTTTATATGAGCTTCTTCTCTTTTACGCCAATAGCTTGAGGTCATCTAATCACCTCTCAATTAGCTCCGCTAGTTAGTACTCTGATAGAAAACTCTAATGCTTGATTTTCGTCGAATCCTTGTTTGATGCATTCGTTGTATAAGAACCTTCCTTGTTTTGCAATAATAGATAATCCTTTTTGCATTTCAAAAAAAGTTTCTTCTAAAGTTTGATTATTTTCATGCATTTTAATTAATTCACTCATTTGCTTGTCGCTCGTTTTCATTTTCTGTTTCCTCCTCATCAATTTCAATCTCTACGTTACCTTCTACCCTATCCTCGTCATGCACATTTAACGGTTCTTTCTCAGCAGCAATCCGCTTAAGCTCTTCCTCAGCTGGTACCCCAGTTAATTTAGCAGCCATCTCGCACAACGTTTCGTCCGAAACAATACCCACCATACCAGCAATCACTTCCATTATTTCTTTATCTGATTGAGGAACATTGGGTGTAAATAGAATTTCGATAGCATTAACTTTATCGTATAACTCTTCTTGCTTTTTATTTTCAGACGTAAAAATAGACTTCACTTTTTCAGCGAAGCCTTTTGGTTTATTAATAGTTTCTTTTAACGACCATGAATAAGTAAGAATTCTCAATCGTCGCATGATTGCTTTTTTTACCATACGTTCTTTATTTTTCCTGTCATTATCACTTCCCCAGCCTTTAAATCGAAATCCGATTCCTGATTGATTGCTACCAATGTTTTCATCAGTGAAATCAATAAGCGAAGTAAAACGTAACATATCAGAAACCAATCGATCATTATAGGCTTCTGTTCCCTGAGTATCGTACTCTTTTTTTAAGTAGCGTGCATCTGGATCACTACCTGTTTGACCATCACCATAATACTTCTTATCACCTAATATTAATAACCTTGCCTGCAACATTTCTTTTAGTAACTGCGTTTTAGAATTCTCACCGTCATCGTCAGCTCCTGTCTCTGGATTCCCTTTAATAAGCAAATATGCTTCTGACGAATCCTGTTGGAAGTTTGCCATAGAAGATTGTGATAAATCATAGGCATCAATATTATCTAAGACATTTTCGAAGTCGCCTAGCCGTTCCTCGTTATTAATCCATTCATTTACTTGAATAGAATCAAAATAGGTTTGATGTTTATCAACTAATTTAGATCCTTCATACTCTCTATTTTTAGATTCATGTTGATAAAAGTATCCATCATTTGCGTAGATATCAATATAGCTTGTTGTATCATCGTTGAACTCCACATCATAGCAACGTACAGCGCAAACAGAATTTTTATTTGTCGTTGTATCATAAATGATAAATGTTTCTTCAGCACTAAACTTAGCAAGCATTTCCTTCCCGTCTTCATCGCGCCCAATATATTCATAGGCTCTACCTAATACCAGCAGATCGTCCATCATTAATTGATTATGATAATCTTCGTTAGACTGACTAGAAAACTCATTGATTTTGTCAGCTATCGATTCATCCCCACTATATTTTAATGGGTTGCCTAAGATTACTCCTTTTTTAAAATTGACAATGAAACGACCCCAATCATTCGCTATCTTGTTATCTGCCCTATCGCTGCTTTTATCTTCGGTAAATTTAATATTATTTTGGGCTAATGAATAGCGTTTCAATTCTTGTAATCTCGGAACTTGTTTTTCTTGATGATGCTTAATGAACTTAACAATCATTTTAAATACATCTTCATTTTCAAAGTCGATAACTTCTTCTTGCGACCCATCCGCATAGGTCATTAACCTTTTCGGTAATTTACTTACAGGAACTTTGTATACCTTGTTTGCTTCTGAATCAAACCTAGAACCATTTAATAATTTAGTTTGCATTTAATCACCTACCTAATCCTAATTTTTTGAATGTATCAATTGTTTTCTTGACGTTAACTTGCTCTGGTTTCTTCAGCATATCATCGCTAAGTGCATACCTTGTTGCATCAATAGTATGATTATCTTTATCTTCTAACCTTGGCTTAGGATTACCATCTTTATCTGTTTGATAATCGATATTTTCGAATTCTCTCGCTATATTTGGTGTTCGTTCAGGGTCTATACAGATGAAATCTAAATCATCAAGCCATTGCTCTCCGTACTCAACAGAATCCGGACCTTTCTTTACTCCTGTAATTCGTTTAATATCATGTTCATTTCTTAACTCAGCGATACTTTTAGGCTCAGCAGAATCAGCATAGATCACATCTGATTGATATCCTCTATCTTTAAGACAATTAGCCAACTGCCTATTGCTTATTTTCTGTCCATAGTATTCATCAATAGCATAAATACCATTTTTCTTTTTATCATAATGCCATCGTACGAATGCTAATGGATCCGTTGCGTACCCAAAATCAACAGCATTTCTTATATTGTCGAAATTTGCGACCATATCATTCGTGATTATACCTTGTTTAATTTTGAGGTTATCAAAAGGCACTACGCCCGACCCAATAGCTTTACCATCGTACTCCCATTCTGCACGTCTTAGATTTCTCTCTCTTGTTGCTTCTACTTCGCTTAAAAACTCTTTAGAGATAAACGGATTATCTCTATACGTAGAATGATGAACGAATGTATTTCTTGGTTGAAAGCTCGTTTCATATTTTTTGTTAACCCACGATTGTTTCCTTTTTGGTGGATTGTAACTGTAGAAAAATTTATAAAAAAGACCATCATCTAATTCTCCACGTAATAGAGAGTTAGTGATAGTCGTTACTTTATCTTCCGTTTTAAACTCAGCTAATTCTTCTATCCATCCAATAGCAAATGGAAACTTAGCATCCTTTAACGATTTAATTCGTTCTGGGTTTTGCGCCCCTCTGAAAATCATATAGTTCCCACGAGGTATATAGGTTATTCTTAATGGTGACTTGTTAAATTTAAACAGATATGTCACACCTTGTTGCTCAATAGCCCACTTCATTTGCTCATAGAGCGATTGTTCAAGAGTATTGTCAACGTAACGAATACCTACAGCATTTACTGCATACCTCATAAGTAATTGTGTAATAATATGTGCAATATCAGATGATTTACCTGATCCACGGCCACCTTTACAAACAATATTTAAGATTTCAGAGTTTAGTGCTGCTCGCCAAACAGAATGAAATTTTGCAGGTAGCAATTCAGATAACTTTCTACCCATCAACATCACCTATATCATCAATAAAGGTTGGTACTTCCGTTACCTCTACTTGTTGTTTTTCGGTCCATAAAGCATATTTTTTCCCTAGTAACTCCAACGCTTTATTTTTATCACTCGTTTTTGGAGGTATAGGTATCAACTCTACGCTTTCGTTGTATACCAATTGTTTTTTACCTTCTTCACTATTTGGGTTAGTGACAAATTCACCTTTTTTGGTTATAACTTCTTTAAATTCAGGTATTTCACCTCGTGCTATCTCTGATAACATGATTAGTATCTCAGTTTGAGTTAATATTTTTTCATTTTGAATTTCATCAACCCGTACCCTTATATAATTCTTAACCTTAACATTCCTTAACAATCTGCTTGCTTGTTGCTCAGCCGTCTTTTCGCTATATCCTGCTTTAATAGCAGATTGTGTAGCATTCCCAGTGATGATGTACTCATCAGCAAATGCTTGTTGTCTTATGTTTAAACTCATTTTCCACCATCACACCCTTTCCACGCAAAAACAACCGCCATGAATGACGGTTAGATTTTAATTTGTTTGACGATACATAGTAGTTTTTAGCTGCCCATATCTCACCACCTCGCAATCTAATTATTTAGATTTTATTTTACTTTAGAAAACAAAACATTTTTTTCTAAATAATTAGTGCTCAAACCAAGTTCTGATGACAATTCCTCATACGTCGGCATTCTACCTATCGAATTTGAAAGATCAAGAATTGCCTCTGAAATTTGATTCATTACTATAGAACCAACATCGCGATTAATAGTGTAAACCCCATAAGGAGCCTTTTTAATATGTCCTTTTTTATTGTTAAAGAATAATTTACTATTAAGTTCTTTCTGTTCAAATATATTTAATATATCTAATTGTCGCGTAAGTGATGAAAGTTGATCTTGAATCTCAAATAGAACTCTTTGAGAAACTTCACTTTTATCAATATTACCAGTAACATCACTTGTTACCACTGTTCTTTCGATAACCCTATAAATAGGGTTATCAAAATTACCATCTTCAGTCAAATGACTAATTTTCTTTCTCAACTGATTCATCAAATCGCCACAGCCTTCAATTGTATCGTCATAAAATATTGTCCTTTCAGAAATTAAATCAAATGGTAACGTAGTATCATTTTCGCTAATCATTACAGTTGGAATTCCAAAAGAATGGGCCACTGCAACTTCATACATTACATTTGCATTAAGTCCAGTCATATTCGCGATAATTAAATCTGCTGACAAGATATTTTTAAAAACTTGATCGCCTATTGAACCTGGATCATTAATTTTATGAGCAATCACAAGTTCATAGCTAAACTCTTCAAGTATAATTTCATAAACATTTTTTTCTAAAGCTTCTAATTTTTTAAATTCTACTGAGTTTTTTCCTCCAATTGGGGTGATTAAAAAACATTTTTTCTTAACATCATCATTCTTCTTTCCATTTGCCATCATTCATCCTCCTATTGATCATTCAATGTTAGGATACTAATTTATAAACTATTTGTCTATGTTTTTCAACATCAAATCTGCTTCAATAAGTACTTTCAAATCAGTAACAGAGTTTAATTTAATCGCCTCACTTTGCAAATTCTTCCATTAAGGTTTTTAGGTTCTCGTATTCGTCCATCCCTGGTTCAAGATGAACTCTTGGATTATAGTCCGCTGGTTTTAAATCAGCTAGTTTCATTTTCTCTATTTGCATAATTTCCTCCAAAATAAAAACCGCCACGAATGACGGTTAGTTTGTTTATAATTCTTTTCTCAACTTTATAAGTTCAATAATATCTAATCGTGCTTTTTCAATTCTTTGATATTTTGATTGCTTATCACTTGAATCCAATGTTTCATATTCATCAATTATCTTTTTATCAGAATCTAGTCTAGCTAATGCGTCTTTGTTCAAATCTCCTTCATATGGACTTCGGCTCTGTTTTTCAATAGGAAGAGAATTATCTGAATATGAAATCCTATTTACTATTCCTTTATCTATCAACTCATTCATTTGGTTTTTTGCATCGCTATATCCAGAGAAATTCTTTTTATATACAACCAAAAAATTTTTTACATCTTCAATTTCAAAACCAGTAATCATGATTTGCTTTATATTATTAATGAATAAGGGCAACGTAACATCAGCTATTTGCTGTACTATTTCTTTCTTCATTTTTTCTAACTTTTTCTCATTAATAACATACTGAACTCCTAATACTAATCCAGCTAGCACAAACATTGCACTAGCCAAAAAATAAGCAAAATTAATTTGCCTATCCATTTGATCCAGAATTTGTTTTGATATTTCGATTTTTTCCATAATGAACACTCCAAGTTTTACTACATATTATCGTATATAATCTAAAATGTATATATCTGGCATTATTTTATTTCTGTAAAACCACCCACAGGCAAGGAATAAACAAGCTTGAGGAGATGTTCACTTCCTTGTCTTTTATTTTTGTGTTTCACCTGTGAGTGTCTGCAAACCAACATACTAACTGTTTTTTCATAAGGAGTGTGTAATTGTGTTGCTGGTTTGCTTTTTCCTGATACTACCATTTTATAGCTTTTTTACCCTTCAAAACGGTACACTTTTTAGCCCAAAACGGCGCTTTTTTACATACCCATTTTTTCAGCTATCTTATCAATAACTTTTCGCTCTATTTTTCTACAAGCATCTTCCGAATACCCCTCAACAGTCGATGCAATTTTTACCCACGATACCGGTTCTTTACCGAAATATTTTAATTCTATAATTTGTTGGGCATCATCTGTACATTTTGAAAGAACAGAATCTACTACTGAAATAAATTTGCTTCTGAAAGCTATCTGTTCACTAGATAAAATCTTTATCACTTTATCTTCAACATCAAAACTGGTGAACGAGGATCTACCTCCACCGATATTTTCATCTGATTCTTTCCAAGGATTCATGATACTTGTTCTAATTTCGCTTATTTCTCTTTCATAGTCTTTATACTTCAATAGTCTTGACCGAATATATTGACGAGTTTTCCCGTCTATCTTAATTTGTGTCAATTATTCCCCTCCTTCTCCTTACCTGTCACAACCGCTTGGCTATGTCCGCAATAACCGGCACTGTTACCGAATTACCGGCTTGCTTGTATAGCTGACTATCACTGTTCACTTCTGCTGCTTTATCAAACGCCCAATCAGGGAAGCCTTGTAGTCTCCAACACTCGCGAGGTGTTAGCTTACGGATTCGAAAACCTTCAGTTACGACAGCTTGTTCTTCCCCTGTTAATAATGTATTAGCTATTCCTTTGCCGACTCTTCCTCTTCGTGTTTCAGAATTAGGATGCGAGATATTCACACTATCTCCTGGCATTGCTTCTGCGTAACCTTTTGATGTTGCTTCTTTGATTAATATGCCAGCATCTGATTTATTTGATTTCAAAGTCCTACTTAAATTAGGTAGCACACCTCCGTGAAATCGTTCTGAATCATTTGTGTATAATCCGCCAACAACCACTCCATGCCTGTCTTGAGCAGTCAGGGTAAACATTTCATCGCCATCTTCTTTAAAACGTCTGCCGTTTTGCCGTTTCTCCAATCGATCAGGAGTTAAGACAGGCACTGCTATTTGTTTTGGTTG